GTTATCGCCTCTTAGGCGTATGGATGAGATGAGACTAGGCGGATCTCTACGCACTCTATTATAAGACGAGAGCGACATCTTTGCTGCGTAATCACGATATTTAAAGACGGGAGAATTATATGTCCCGACTATATCGTCATAAGCGGCCATGATCGTCGATTCAATAGAGGCATGCTCCTTAGTGGAGCTCCAATATTGAACTTCGTAATCAGTAGACTTGTTAAGAAACAAGTTGTCGATAACATCGTCGATCGATAGAAACCAATCTACGACAAAGCTAAGAGGCAGTTGCCTCCACACAAGGCCGTAGGGGTTGATACCTATCAAACTATCGATGTAATCAGAGGCTTTCTGAAAAGACTCAGAATAATATTCTGGGCGTCTTGACAAAATCCTACACCCATCGACACGGGTGGAGGTAACCTTTTCGGAATGGCGAACTTGAAACCATCGAGGCGGAAAACCGTCATCAGGCCCAGCAAAAGAGAAATTACTATCTCTGCTGCTGCGGATCTGGACGGACATCGTTCTAGATGATTTCTTGATGCCTTTCGAAACTTCCTTACATATCTTTTTAACATCATCGACTGTGGGAGCTAGGCCGTAAGAATAGCCTAGCTGACCATCGCAGAGAGCGCGAACGGCTTTCTTAAAATCGAAATTACGATTTTTAGAGCCGCTTGCGAGTTTGCGAATGCAGTCAGCGATGTTTTTGGCGGATTGAGCGACGTTCCCGCGTTTGCTAAATAATTTAGCAAGTTCAGGAAAATCCTTAGTCTCGTACAACGAGTTAGCTAAGTTCAGTTGTTCCATCTTAGCGACTGCCCTAGCGGGCACTTCACCAAGACGGTCGACTGGAGCAGTGGTTGAAGCATGCATCGCATAAACAGCAGCGGTGGGGGAGAAAGAATTCCCGGTCAAAGCTGACCATGGAATCTTTGAGCCCCTATCACCGTTGAGGCCTTGCGAGAATGCCTGCCATAATCCGTCATACTGGGATTGTCGGTAACGATAACAACCCGGGACGTCAGGGGAATTCTGATCGCCATTTGCCGGTTTCACGTTTGTGAAATTGCGCCAAATGTCGACGAACCCCCTGTCGTCCGGGTATTCGTACTCGACTCCCGAAACCTTAACATGAGAGACTTCGTTTATTCTCCCGAAGTCACCTTCAGTACCAGCATCAATTATGATGCTAGCATTGTGGGTAGAACCAGTCGGCAAATCCATAAAAGGGTTTATCGACTTAGGTAACATAGGCAACTTGTTATAACTGGACAATTGTCCATAGCTATAATAGTAGCCTTTAGAAGGAACAAGATTAGTGTCCAGCCCGGACACTTTCTGTTTCTGTCTAACAGGAGTATATAATGTACGTGTTCTCATGATAAGAAACTCCATAGTGTATGGTGATTAACCATACCCTATG